CAGCCAAACTCCGCAAGCTGAAAGGCGAGGCCGACATGATCGAGCACAAGCTATCCGTCCAGCGCGGCGAGTTTGTCCCGTCTCACGAAATGGACAAGGACGGCGTGCAAATGGGAATCGCCGTCGCCAGCATCTTTTCCCGCATGCCGGATGACCTCGCGCCATTGTGCGCCGGGAGAACCGCCGGGGAAATCAAGAAGATCGTCGCCCGATACGCCCGCGACAAGCGAACGGAGCTTTCACAATACGAGTCACGCATCACCGTTCCCGTCGAATGACATCCCCCCTCATCGCCGGATTCTGCCGAGGCGTTAAGCCGCCCCCTGAGGAGCCGTGGCGTGATTGGGTGTGTGAGCATGTTTATCTCCCCAACTCGCCCGAGGGCGCGAGATACTCGCTCGACGCCGTTCCCGCGCACGCTATCATCTGGGATTGGCTGGAAGACCCGGAGGTCAAGGAGATCGCCGTGGTTGCCTGCGTTGGATTCGGGAAGACGGCGATCATCGAAGGACTAGGCGTCCGCGCCGTTGCCGTCGATCATGGCGACATGATGGTGGTCGGGCAAACCGGGGACACAGTGCAGGATTGGATGGAAAGCCGGATGCGGAAAGTCTGGCAGACAAGCCCCCTAACCAAGCTCCACATTCCAACCGGAGCCGAGCGGAGTAACTGGAAAAAAGATCAGGTGATTTTCCGGCACATGAACTTCTTTGCCGGGCCTGCCAACAAGACCGCGCTTCAAGAAAAATCCATGGTTTACACCGTCGGGGATGAGGTCTGGCGATGGGATGATGGGATGATCGACTACCTGCTAAAACGCCATCACGGGCGCTGGAACCGCAAGAACCTGATGCTTTCCCAAGGCGGTGATGAGGACGGGCAATGGCACAATCACGCCAAAGCTGGGAAGTGGCACGACTTAGAACACGAATGCCCGAAGTGCAAAATGGGCAGCGTGTTCGATTGGAACAACTACCAGTTTGAAAAGATCATCGACGCCAACGAAGAACTCGATTGGGTGGCAATTTACGAAACCGTCCGCTTGAAGTGCCCTCATTGCGGCGAACAATTCCAAGACACCGAATACAACCGCCGCCAATGGGCGAAGTGCAAGCCCGTGTGGGATGGCGGGAAGTTCATCCCCGGACGCATGACCTTGCGGGCGTCATTTATGACGGTCTGGCGCTATTCGTGGTGCGATATGGTAAAGGAATGGCTAATCGCCAACGAAGACAAAAAGAGCGGGCAACTGGAGAAACTGGAAAACATCATCTGCCAGCGTTTCGCGCAATTCTGGAAGAAGCCAACCGATACCCCGACACTAACACTTTCCGGCGACCCCTATCAGAAAAAGGAATACCACGAGGGGGCTAAGTGGGAAATGGAGGATTTCCGATTCCTGACAGCGGACGTTCAACAAGGCCACTTTTGGGTTGTGATTCGCGCTTGGAAAGTCGGTGGTGATTCCCGCCTATTGTGGGAAGGCAGGCTGGAAACGTGGGAAAACATCCGCTATCTGCAAGAACGATATGGGATCGAAAACCGCTTTGTTTTCATCGACTGCGGTTATAAGCCGGAGGAAGTTGCCAAGCAATGCTTCGCGGCAGCAAAACCGGGAGACACTAACCGATGGAACATGCTCAGGGGCGAGGATGCGCGGGATGGATATATGAAAGTGGTTGGAGAAAAGAAATTCCGCCGCCTGTTCTCCGACTACACCAACGCGCAAACGTCGTCAGGCTTGGCATATAAGTTTATCCGATTCTCCAACCTACTAGCCAAGGACAAGCTATCGGCGCTTATGGCGAGCGGAACGTTTGGCGTGCCGACCGACGCGAGCAAGAACTACCACGCGCACATGCAATCCGAGCAGAAAAGGGAAATCTCACCCGGCGTTTGGCGATGGGTTCCTGTCAAGACTGGAAGACCAAACCACCTTTGGGACTGCGAGGACATGCAGGTAGTTGCCGCCTGCATCTGCAAGGTGTTGGTGAGCATGGATGAGGTCAAGTGACCTTTGACACCCGCCACAAAGCATGGCGGCGAATAAACGGGATCAGGCGCGAATGCTCTTCAAGTGGGCGTTTGGAGATGCCGAGCGGACAGCGCAAATAACCACATGGTTTGATGCGGCGGTTGAAGATGGATTCAGCGCCAGCGGCAAGCTCGACGCCATTATGAGCGGCAGCAAGAACGGCGTGCAAATGCAAAAGATGATCGTTCAGAACCCAATGGAACGCATCGAGGTGCTGGATTACGCGAAAAGCGCCCTTGTTGCCGGATTCTTCCCCGGCGCTCGATCACGCGCTTACTTTTGACACCCGCCAAGGTTGATGGCGATTCTAAACGAGTTCGGAAGTCCTTACCAATACAAGGCGGCGAGGTCTGCCGAGCGGTATAATGGAAGCCGCCCGTGGGAGCCCGTCCAACTGCGGAACATCGACAAGCTCATCCCGAGTTATGATCGAAAAACGCTGCTTTCGGCAAGTCGCCGCATGTATATCAACATCGGAGTCGCACGGGGCGCGATTGACCAGAAGGCCATGTATTCCGTTGGCAGGGCGTGGCAGCCGGATTTCCTTGGATCGGATACCGAGTTTGGCGCGCAAGCAAAGGATTGGCTTGTGAACCAGTGGTATGGAATCGGTGACGTTCGCGGCGGAATGAATGATTTTGTTACTTCGCTTTTCCTCGCATCCGTCGCTATTGATCGAGACGGAGAGGCATTTATTCTTCTAACAAAAACAGACGACGGATACCCTCGTTACCAACACATTCCAGCGCATCAAATCGCCACCGGATCGGATGAGACGGAAGGCAAAACCAAGGGCGGCGTGTTGCGTGATGGAGTCGTCTACAACCCACAAGGAGCGCCGCTGTGGTATCGCCTAGTCGATGACGACGGAAAGGGCAAAGAGTGGATTCAAGCGGCGAACATGATCCATCTTTACGACCCGCAGTGGCAGGAGCAGGGGCGCGGGTTGCCAGCTTTCACCCATGCCCTCAACGACCTCCGCGACATGGCGCAATCCCACGAATGGGAACGCATGGCGCAGATGATGCTTTCGAGTATCGGCATCATCGAATACAACGAAAACGGCGGGCCTGATCTGGATGATCCGTCTAACGATTTGATCGGCGACGTAGCAACCGGAAAGGGCATGACCATCGAAAAGCTCGACGGTGGAAGCATTCGGTATTTTCGGGCTAACAGCGGCGGAAAAATTGAAACGCTTAAGAGCGACCGCCCCGGCGAAGTGTGGGAGAATTTCCAAGATCGGATCATTCGTTCCGCGCTTGCCGGAATTAACTGGCCTTACTCGATGTCATGGAAAGCAACGGGGCAAGGAACCGCCGAAAGGTCTGACCTTGGCAAAGCTCAACGCGCCGTTGAGGACAGGCAGGACATTCTTGAATACGCTGCCAAACGTCTCATTTCCTACGCCGTTGCCGTTCAACAAAAACGCCAAGAACTTCGATCATCTGCCGATTGGTGGCGATGGGGATTCTCCAAACCCGCGAAGCTCACCATTGACGACGGGCGGGTGATGAAGGAGCTAGTCGAATCCTACAAGATGGGATTCAAGAGCGGCAGCGACATCACCGCCGCAATGGGGCGCGAATACAAAGACGTAATGCGCGCCAAAGCGGAGGAAGCCGCGCAACGCATGATCCTGATTCAAGAAATGAAAGACAAATACGGCGTCGAAATCAACCCGCGTGAGCTTGTGATGTTCACGCCAAACGAGCAGCAAACCACCGAAACTACTTCAAACGATGAAACTTCTAACGATTGAAAACCGAGCCGCGAAAGTGCGCCTAAACGATGCCGTCACCCCATGGTCTGCCGATGATTTGATTGGCGACATTGAGCGCAGTTATGGCAATAAGGCCGTTGCCGAAAACATGACCGTTGGAGGCTTCACGGCGTCCGCAGATGACGCGCTGGAGACGCTGGAAATTGAGATCAATTCGCCGGGTGGCAGCGTTCTTGATGGCTACCGAATCTACAACGCTTTGATGGGCATGCGTTCCCGTGGCGTCAAAGTTGTCGCCACCGTCAACACCCTAGCCGCATCCATGGGCAGCGTGATTCTTATGGCGGCGGATGAGGTGAAGATCGTCGAAGGCGGGCGGATTATGATTCACGAAGCCGCGCAAGTCGTTGCCGGAAACGCCGCCGATCACGCCCGAGCCGCGAAGAATCTGGAAGAAATCAGTGAGGAAATCGCCGCCATTTATGCCAAGCGAACCAAGGCCAAGCCCGAGGAGATGCGGGAGCTTATGAAAGCGGAAACATGGATGGGAGCGAAGGAAGCGGTTGAGCGCGGTTTCGCGGATTCGATTGTGAAATTTGACACGCCCGCAAAAGCGATGAGCATTCTAGCCAAACTCTTTCCGGGCAACGTCGAAGCTGAAAAGCTAGAGGCCGAGGTTGCAGAAAACGCGACCCTCCGCGAATCCCTCGCCACCGCGCAAGCGAAGATTGACGAGCTTCAAAACCTCGCTGGCGAAATCGCCGCAAAGGATTTGAAGATCACCGATCTAACTGTCAAGATTGACGACTTCACCGCCAAGCTCGCGGAAAAGGATTTGGCCATTGCCGACCTAACCGAAAAGGCAACTTTGACCGCCGAGAAAATCAGCATCGAAGCCTCCCGCCAGCTTGCGGCAACCGGGCATCCCGCGCCCGTAGCTACCGCCGAAGCGAAAATCGACAATAACGGCAAAACGCTTTTCGAGCAATACCGCGAACTTCAATCCGCCGATCCCGTCGCCGCCTCCAAATTCTGGAATGAGAATGAGGAAGCAATCCGCGCCGGAAAATAACCAATCACCACAAACTCCACTCCTAACTAACTACTACCATGGCCAACGCCGACTTCGCATCCAACGGGGTAAATGACGAAATCATTGCCCGCAACTTCATCCGGGGGTATACCTCGGTTATCGCGCCGCTTGCCGCGCTCAGCACTTCCTTCTCCGCAGACGCAGCCCGTCCCGGCGACACCATCAAAGTGATTCGTGACGCTACCGCAATCGACGCGGTGCAGACCAAATCCATTGGTGGTGCTTACACCATCCAAGATTGTGACGCTGACAAGGTTGACATCGAACTTGGGACGCCGAAATACGTTTCGTGGAGCCTAGACGATGTTGAGGTCGCCCGCGCTTCCGGCATCTCTATCGAGCTTTTCGGATTCCGCAAGGGCAATGCCCTCGCCAAGTCCATCATGCAGGACATTCTGGGGCTTGTTACGAACACCAACTACGGAGCCGCCGCCTTTACCGGAGCCGCTTCAACGTTCGACGAGGACGATGTCGCTGACATCGCCAAGGCTTGCGATGACGCCGACATCCCCGAAGAAAACCGCGTGCTGATGCTGTCTAACGGCTACATCGCCGCCCTTCGCAAATCCGGTGCAATCAAGGACACCTCCGGTTACGGCTACAACGCCATCATGTCAGGTGATGTCCCAATGCTTCACGGCTTCCGGGTCATCAAGTCGAACATCATCCCCGCCAACTCGGAAAACCTTGTTGGATTCGCTTGCGACCCCGCCGCAATCCTCGCCGCCTTCCGCTACAATGCCCCGCAGTCCGGTCACAAATACACCCGCGCCGAGCCTATCGTCGGTGAAGGTGGGATTACGCTTGGCCTGCGCGATTGGTATGACGAAAACAGCGGAACCCGCCGGATGGTCATGGAGGCCATCTACGGGAAAACCGTTGGTATCGCCGCTGGACTCAAGCGCCTCGTCTCCGCCTAACTCTAACCGGGCGGCGGCGAAACATCCGCCGCCCTAACCAGAACCATCATGGCACAAGTCGCACTATATATCGGAACCAAAAACGGGAAACGCCAACTCATCGAAGAGGGCGACCCGCGAACCATCCGCAGCAAGTTCAAACTGTCTGACGGCGATGGGTTTGACGTTTTGGAGGTCTTTGAATCTGCCGTTGGCAGGTCAAAGCGCAAAACCTTCAAAGAGGGCCGGGAATCCCCAGCCGCGCCAGCCCCGGAACCGGAAGCGCCAACCGAGCCAGCCGACGAACCCGAGCAATCGGGCGAAGCGGACGCTCCCGACATCGAAGCCCTCAAAGCCCTCGCCGCTGGCGACGGGCGGAAGGCCGAAGTGAAGGAGGCCAAGGAAAAACTTGCCGAACTTGGGATCATCGTCTAACTTTCTTGCGTCGTATTCATTGGCGAAGCCGCCGTCTGGGAAACCGGGCGGCGGTTTTGTTTTTGACCCCGCCCGTATTGCATGGGGGCTTTAGACGATTTCCTTTTAGGCGGCAATGACGAGCTAGACACGACGTTTGGCACCGTCACCATGACATGCGCGGGGCAATCATTCGCGGTTGTGTTCAATGATGCGCGTGAGGGGCAGGAGGGAGCATTGGGAGGCTTGGAAGGTGACATTCAAGCGACGGTGACAGCGCAACCCGGCGACGTTTCCAGCCCTTATTCACTCCTAGAAAAGCGGTGCGTCATTTCCGGGCGCAACTACCGCATTGCCGACGTTACCGTGGGAAATATCGCCGTGCATTTCGCGCTGGCGGCAACGAACGAAGCGCGATGATTGAATTGAAGATAGACCCGGCGTCGAAGCGGCTGCTTGACGCGGAGATTTCCCGATACGTCGCCAAGAAAAACAGCGATGGCGAAAAGGCTATCATGGAACTTGGGGCGCATGTCGCAAAAGGGCTGGCGGGCAAGGTTCAGCCTTGGGGATTGTCAGTCGGGAAGATGAAAAAATACATGCTTTCGATTGAGAAACAGGCAAACCGAGCGGTGAAAAACGCAAACGTCATGGGCGACGCCGGAACCGCAAGCGCAGCGCACGAATCACGGAGGGGAAGGCGCGGGCAAGTGTCGAAAAACCTTCAAACCACCGGCCAATATCAGCAAAAACCCATCAGCATTGCCGATAGGACCGCGCAGGCAAAAAAGAAAGCTGCCGTTGCCGGAACCGCAAAGGGCGCTTGGCTTCATTGCGCGGTGAAGTGTTTTTCAGCCATCCGCATCCCGGCATTTTTCCGCAAGTTTCTCAAAAACGGATCAATGAGCAAAACCGGGCAAGGGCTTAACACGACCATCACAATCACAAACCATCTTGACTACATCCAAAATGCCATGTCTGGCGATGAGATCAAAAGCGGGATTGCCATCGGATACCGCGCCATGATTGGGAAAATGAAAAGGATCATCGAAAAATGACAACGAACCGCCTCAAAAAAGCCATCATCGCCCATCTTGAAATCGTCAAGCCAAGCGATGAAATCACGATTTCCGACGCCACCCAGCGCGAGAAAATAGAGCTGCCATTGATCGCCGTTGGAATCGCCGGGGCAGAACGCCACAGCGTAGCCCTTCAAGGCGTGCAAAAGTGCCAAGTCGAAATCACTTTGCGATGCCATGCCGGAGATGAAGCAGAGGCCAACGTGGATGAATGGGTTGACCGCATCGAAACTGCGTTAAACGACCCTAGCGAAATCAAGGCGTTACTTGATGAGGGAATCCGCATGGACTTTTGGGACTACCACGGAGCAACTACAGAATGGGATGGATCGGTGATGGAAACCACTTTCACCGCTGAGTCATGGGTCGTGCGGGTTTGACACGCTGTAAATAGCAAATGGCTACCTCCTTTGGAACCTCCGCAGGCGTTTTCGGAATCGCCGCCCAACAAACCGGATTTTTGCTGGAATCAACGAGCGATGCCTACTCGCAGGATTCCGCCACCTGCAAAAACATCACAGGTGATGACTCTTCC